TCTAATAATGCTCCCATTTTGAATATTTGTTTTTGGTTTTTTTATTTATTATTTTATTTTACTCATCAAATCTTTCATTCTCTTGAATTGTGGATTCTCATAAGCCTTAGCTTCTGATAACACTTCTTGAGATGTTGATGTTGATGGAGTGTTAGAGATTTTCTCAACCACAGTTTCGGTAACTGTTTTTTTATTACCTAACTCAGTTTTTATTGTGTTGAATAAGACTTTCGCCTCATTCATAGTAGAAATTGAATCAAATCTCTTTAATATGTTCAATTTCTCTTGTTTTGTTGTTGAATGTTCAGTAAATAAACGAGTAGAATAAGCTAAATTAGCGTTGAATACCGCAACCTCGTTAAGTTTTTCTTTAAAAAGAATTAAAGCTTTTTTGTATTCTGCGTTTTGTTTTTTCAAGGTCTCAACCTCTTCATTAATTCCAACACCAGAACCTGCTTTATATTTCTTCTTACTTTCCGAACCAGCGTGATCAGAAGCACCTTTTTGGCCGTGAGGATTAGATAAAGTTCTTGCAGCTTCAGTAGCTTCAATTTCTTTAACGTCACCTTCTTCATCTTTCTCATCTTCTTCACCTAACTCTATTTCGTATACGATTTCATCCATGTCATCTTCTACATTGTCAGCGTCGTAATCCATTGGACTACCAGCGTTATCTGCATCAGGTTCCATTTCTGAATCCATACCTTCATCGTCAAGTTTGATAATGTAATCGTCCTCACCTGTAGACATTTCGACATTGTTACCGTCTTTTTTAACCACAATACCATCTTCTGGTTTCATAGCCTTAAAAACTTTTAGTACTTCATCATCTGAAGCACCTGTCATGTCCATCACCTCATCATCGTCAGACATTTCATCATCCATAGATGGTTCATCGTCCATTGATTCTGAATCAGTAGAAACTTCATCATCACCCTCTTCAGAGTCTAATGAATCTATCCCTTTGATTGGATCTTCGTTATCGAGGTCTGTGTCATTTTCAGCGTCATCAGCTTCAACATCATCTGCTGTTGCGTCATCGTCTGACATATCGTCTTCCTCTTCGTCAGGTTTAGTTTCGTCCTCAGGTTGTTCACCCATTGGATCTAACTTCTCCTCTTCTTCCAATGATTCTTTAAGCAAGTCATTCAGTTCTTGTTTCATTGTTGAAGCAAGTATACCCTTTGCATTTTGCTTTACGGCTTCTTCAAGTGTTTGTACTTGAAGTAACGCTTGTTCTAAAATTGATTTTTCAGTCATTGTGAAATTTTGTTTTATTATCTTATAAATACTACGATTTTATGAAAAATTTAGTTTTCTAATATTAATAACCCTATAAAATTGATTATTTGGATAAAAAAGTATCTAAATTCCCCATTAATTTTTTCATTCTATCGTCAATAGTTGATTTTTTCTCTTCCGCTTCTTGGAATTGGTCTCTTTCAGATGGATCATTGAATACATAAGCGCCAGGAGTAGATGGAGATGAAACCAAATCAAAACAAACAAGTTCAAAATCCTCTTGTACTATGTTTTGACCTTTAACATTTTTTAATGAACCAACACCACGAGAAGATATACCCAATGTTGCTCCATTCATAATTAACATTGCTGCTTGGTCACCCTTGGTAGATACAATACCCATCTTCTTCCAACCTGGAGAAGTGAATAATTTAATCTTACCCATAAGGATTTTACCATCCCAATAAGTTTCAAGAATTGAATGTGAGACTCTATCTAAATCGATAAGAGACGACGATGGGTGATTTAATTCATTTAATGCACCACCCTTCTTAATAAGTGTTTGGTATTTTTCGTTTTCTCTCTTAAGTAACATTTCAGGATATATCCTTCCGTTCTTATTTGGAGTGTCGTATTTTTGTAAAACGGCATAAAGGATAAGGTCTTGTGAAAAGTCCATATCCTTAGCCTCTTTAATGATTTGTTTGTTATCTTCTGGGGAAACATGACCAGAGTCGTACTCCACTAAAATTCCATACCCCGTTTCCTTTGGTCCTAATATCTTCATTTATAGATTTTATTACTATAAATACATCAATATCTAAGTTATTTTTTACTTTTATGGAAAACGAACAATTTTTTATCAATTAACCCCTCATCTATTATGTTTTCCAGTAAATCTTTTATTGTATTTTTCATTTCTTTTGATTTAACATCAAATTGATTTTCTACATAAAGAGTAACCTCTAAGTTCATAAAAGACCTTTTTTCTAATTTAATACCCTTAGTTCGTATGTCTAAATCAACAATAGATTGTTGTTTAAAGTTTTGATTTTTAAGATTGTAAATAAATTCTTTTATTTTTCTTCTTGTTTTTAAAATTGTGTGGTTATAATCCTCAGTTTCATTTTCTGGTTGTAACCACGAATTCAACTTTAAATAAACAGTTTTAAGGTTTTTAAAATCAACGGTACCATAACCGATTTTTACATTATTGTAAATCCCCAAAGGGATATACTTACCTGTCTTCATTAATTTCTCATTATTATATTTTATTTTATGGTGTTAATAAAAAATAAGAAAAAAAACTTACAATACCAAAAATATTTTCATATATTTGTAATATACTTATATATTATGATTATAATTGACATTACAAAAGAGAGGAGCATTGAAACCGCATTAAGAACTTATAAACAAAAAGTTCAAAAAACTAAACAAATTCAAAAATTAAGGGAAAGACAACAATTTGTAAAACCTTCAGTTACTAGACGAAAAGAAGTTTTAAAGGCGGTGTATGTTCAACAAATGAAAAATGGTCTTAGTTAAGACCATTTTTCAATTCTGTTAATCTGTAGTAATTGTATCTCGATGTTGTCATTTGAGTAACCTCATCTCGTACACTATTTAATTTGGTTGTTAGACTGGTATCGTTTGATTCATTTAAAAGTGTCGATACTTGATTGTTAATAGATTCTTTTAATTCTGTTGTTTTAACTAATAGTTCTTCGTGAGTAATTGATAGAATATTTTTTAATTCCGTTTGTTGTGATTCTGACAATGTGTTAGAATATAATACATTAAAATTGTTCGTTAATACCGCTTGCAGTAATGTTTCGTTTGGTATGATTTTTGAATCTTTAGATACTTTAATTTCCTTTTTAGTTGTTAAATGTTCTACTAATTTCTTTTTTGCGTTAACTTTCTTTTCTATATTAGATAGATTGTCCTTTTCTATTAAAACATCCAAAGAGTTATAAATTTCATTTTCATTTATCGACTCCACATTAATCATTTTATTTAATGATGTACAAAAGGTGGATAAATCGTCCATTTGTTGTTTTAAAATAGTAATAACCCCCTCAACATATAACTTCGCGGTTTCCTTATCATCAATGTATTTGTTTTCAATTTCTTCATAGAACAAATACATTTCTTTAAAATCTTTGTTTTCTTTAATTAAAGTTAAAATATCTTTTATCTCTGCCTTATTTTCATTGGCATATGATTCAGTTAATTTATTTAATATTTTGGTTTTTATAACACCGAATTTTTTCATTTTTAATCATTTAAGATATCATTCAATTTATTTTCTATTTCATAAATATTCTGTTGTGCTCTTTCCATATCAAACAAAACATTAAAATCTTCCTTTTCCTCACCTAACATACCTAGAATCTTTGACTTTTTAGATACTGATTCACTTAATGGAGCATCTCCTTCACCTCCCGCAGGTGGAGACGCAGGTGCACCACCCATATCCATACCACCAGCTGGAGCCTCACCAGCAACACCTGATGCCTCTAACTTAGCTCTTTCTTCTTCAGATATACCGTACTTAGAATCCACATCATCAAATACACCGGAACGTTTAATAACGTTTTGTGTGTTTGTTAATTCAAATCCCATTGCTCTTTCAAGACGTTGTTGTTGTAAATCTAATAATACCTCAGAATCACTCATACCAAGAATATTCTTCTTAGCCCATGTGTGTGACACCGGTAATATACCTACTTGAGATTGATCAGATGTTGCATCTTTATAAAGAGTAATTTTTTCTTTCCATTGTTCAATACGTAATAAATCAGATTGTGCCGATGGATTAGTTAATGATAATTCAAAATTACTTAACTCATCTTCCATACCTAAAAGATATAGATGGACTAATGCAATTTTATTTAATTCTTGGATTAACGATTTTTGAATTCTATTAATAGTTCTAGCAAAACGAATATCCATTAATGCTAAACTCTTACCTTCTCCCACCACTTCTTCAAATCCTAAGAACGCCTTAGGGATACGAAGTGCTGCCAATAATTTCTTTTGAATATATTCAATGTCAGCAATTTCACCTAAGTTTTGTGCTCCTGGTAATGTTTCAATAGGATTAGATTGAGATGGGTCACGTACAGGAATGAAGTAATCTTGGTCAACCGCCATTTGATTATACCTCATATCAACATTACCATTTCTTGGGTCGGCAATTTGATCTCTTTTAAATTTGTTTGCAACACGTTGTACATAAGATTCAATATCCTTATCATCCATATTACCAACAAATACTTTAAATACACGTCTTTCGGGTGCTCTTGATGTTCTGTAAATTAACATTGCATCTTCAGCAAGTAAAAGTTGTTTCCAAATTCTTCTAATCTTATCTAACATAGAAGTACCATAAGGTAACTTTCTATCATCACCTAATAATCTAAAATGTGCAACTTCCCAAGCTTGGAATTCTAAATCTTTATTCTTCCATTGAAATCTTAATTCTCTTGAAGGTAATTTAATATCTGTTTGTTGATTTGCTGATTTTGCACTAGCTCCTTCTACTCTTTCTATTTCAATATTAGGTAATTGTTGACAACCAACAATTCCTTTTTCTGGATCAATTTTTAAATAAACAAAATCATCTCCATACTTACAAAGACCTCTAGTCCACATTTGTAAGTTTGTATTTATGTCTAACTTATTTTTAAATAAATCTTCTAATATTGATTTAATTCTATCTGATTCAGAATATATAGTTAATATCTCTCCCTTCTCAGACATCGTTGTAGATTCTTCTGCGTATATGTCTAATGATGCAGATATTTCAGGTGTAAATTCCATTGATTCATAATCATAATATGCTGATAACCTATTAGGTTCATAATACACAGATTGATTATATAACGATTGGTCTAATTTAGTCCATTTATCGGCAATAAATTGAGTTTGTTGTGCTTGAAGTAATGCCTTTTCGTATTCTTCTCTACTATCTGTTTTTAATATTTCGTCTTTATTAAAATTAAACGCAGGTGCATCGTTTTGCTTAACTTGGTTTGGATAACCAAACATTCTGGTTAATTTCTGAAAGACGGTCATGTTTTGATCTGCCATGTATATAAATACTTTTCTTTATAATATAAACTAAATTATTGGTATTTGGAACACTATTTAGACTTACCAAATAACCACATATGTTCTTGATATGCTTGTTTACCTACATTCATGTTATTATTTTGGTGATATAGATTATTATTATCCATACCCATGGAACCTATTTGGTCAAAAGCAGTACCATATGAATAAAATGACTTATTTGGTTCATATGTTCTCTCAGATAATGTCCAAGATTCTAACATTGCTTTGTTTGCGTTTTCATTTTTCTGTAAAAGATTAAATGACACATCGGCAGCATATAATGCCATTGACATACCCATAATAGCGTCATCATGTTTTCCTTTCATATGGTCAGGTCTACCATTCATATAAACAAACGTATTAAGTTCATTTAATAACCTTGCAGATCTAATAATAAACCCCTTCCTAAGTTGTTCTTCAAACGCCGCAACAATTTGAGTTCTTTTATTATTAAAATTAAGACCTGGTATCTTCTCCATCGCCTTAGCATTATAATCCCAAATGTTTTGGGTGTTAACTCCCTCAACGTACACGTTTTTGTAATTTAACTCAGTTAATTTTCTCGATGTTGCAACACCCATACCACCGGTGATATCTGTTACAATAAATGCATTACCATATAAGATAGCCCATTTATATGCAACTGCTGCCAAGTCGTCTGGTGGTATTTTACCTATATATTCCGCAACCTGCTCTCTATCATCAAAATCTATAATTGATATTGCTGAAAAATCCTCACTATCTCCTCTACTAACATCCACCCCCATAATATAACGATGACCAATAATTGGTTCTTTCCATTGCCAAAATGTACCCTGCATGTATTTTTCCTTAGGAACACGAATCATATTTTTAGCAATATTCTCCTGAACATCACTAGGAATAACTCCATCACCTGAACCTAAGAAGTCACATTCCAATTCCTGTGCAATCTTACGTCTATCATATTTAAATTTCTTAGACATAGATTCAAACCAAGATGAAAATGGTTTATATCCTTGTTCAACCAGTTCTTGA